AGAAAGGTTATTAAAGATGAAGATATTGGGGAAACACACAATACATCTGATTGAAAATATTGTAAAAGATACTTTAGCTCCCCCAGAAGATTTGACTATTGCTGAATGGGCAGATAAATACAGGGTACTTTCAAGAGAGAGTGCAGCAGAAGCTGGAAAGTGGGAAACTGATAGAACACCATATATGAAAGCAATATTTGACTGTGTTACTGACAGTATAACTAAATCAATAACCATTATGAGTTCAGCACAGGTTGGAAAAACAGAATTACTCTTAAATATTTTAGGAAGATATATGCACTTAGATCCTTGTCCTATTCTCTTTGTTCAACCAACTGTTGATGATGCCAAATCATTTTCAAAAGAAAGAGTTGAACCTATGTTAAGAGATACAAAAATTCTTAAAACATTAGTAGATAAAGTTAATAAAAGAGAAACAGGAACTGTTCAGGAAAAAATGTTTCCTGGGGGATATGTAAGATTTGTTGGAGCAAATTCTCCATCTGGATTAGCAAGTAGACCTATAAAAATTACATTGTTAGATGAAGTTGACAGGTTTCCTTTATCAGCAAAAAAAGAAGGAGATCCAGTAAAATTAGCTGAGAGAAGAACAAACAATTTTTATGATAGCAAAAAAATAAGAGTTTCTACTCCCACAGATGATGCAACTTCTAAAATACAATTATTATATTTGGCAGGTTCACAAGAAGAATGGAGTTTACCTTGTCCATACTGTGGAGAATATCAAGCCTTAGAGTTTGAGCAACTTAAATATCAAGATTTAGTAGAGCCTGAATTTGAGTGTAAATTTTGTGGAGAAAGTGCAGTTGAAAGCGAATGGAAAAAATGTGGACAAACTAATGGGAAATGGATAGCTAAGTTTCCAAAAGAAAAAGAAAATAGAAGTTTTCATCTTAATGCATTAGCTTCACCCTGGGTAAGTTGGAAAGAAATTATAGCTGAATATCTAAATGTCAAAGATGACGATTTTCAATATAAAACTTTTATAAATACTGTACTAGGTAAGACATTCACTGTAAATCTTGATAGTGCTATGGATTATGAAGCAATCTATGAAACAAGAGAAGATTATGGAGCAGAATTACATGACAATGTTGTTATTCTTACTGCTGGTGTGGATGTGCAAGACAACAGACTCGAAGTTGAGGTTGTTGGTTGGGGTTATGGTTATGAAAGTTATGGAATTATTTATAGAGATTTCCCAGGTGATCCAGGAAAAGAAGAGGTATGGTTAAAATTAGATGCTTTTTTAAGAAAAAAATTTAAATATAAAAATGGTAAGTCTTTAATGATTGCAGCAACTCTTATAGATTCAGGAGGACATCATACAGGAAGTGTATATAAATATGTCCATAAAAAAGAGAAAAGAGGAATTTATGCAATTAAAGGACAAGGAAGTTGGGGAGTTAATATTCTAAATGGTTTTAGAAAAACAACTAAAAAAGGGACTCCTTCAATAAATTTACTTAGTTTAGGAGTAAATGCTTTAAAAGATTTAACATATTCAAGGCTTTCAATTTTAAATGGTCCAGGTAAATGCCATTTCCCAAAATCTAGTACACAAGGATATGGAATAGATTATTTTAAAGGACTAACAGCTGAGGTAAAAGTAAAAAAATCAACACCAAGAGGAATGAAAATAGCTTGGGAAATTCTTCAAGGGAGAAGAAACGAACCTTTAGATTTAAGAAATTATGCAACAGGTGCAGTAGAACTCATTCCAATTGATTTAAATGATAAAAAATTTATGAGAAAGGAGAATAAATAGTGGTATTTACAGAAGAACAATGTAAAGAACATTTACAAGCTTGGTTAGCAGCTGATTTAGCTGTATCAAAAAGTCAAAGCTATACAGTTGGAAATAGAATTTTAACTAGGGCAAATGCAGAAGAAATAGCTAGAAATATAAAATTATGGTCTGAAAGATTAGCAAAAGTGCAAAGAGGATATAGTGGTCCTAGAACTGTTCAGATTATTCCTAGATAGGAGGTTTATATGAATTTAATTGATAAAGCAATAGGATATTTTAATCCTAAAGCTGGGGCAGAAAGAATTAGAGAAAGGCGAAAGTATGATAATCTTATAAAAATTGAAAAAGGTTATTCAAATAAAGATGATCCTGTTCTTAGAAATTGGAATGTTGGGGCAAATAGTCCTGATGAAGATTTATTATTAAGCCTTGAAGATTTAAGAGCCAAGTCAAGAAACTTGTATATGAATAATGACCTTGCTGGAGCTGCATTAAAAAAAATGAGAACCAAAACAGTTGGAAGTGGCTTATTACCAAAACCAACAATTAATTATGTTTATTTAGGAATTGAACGAGAGAAAGCAAAAGAATTAGAAAGAATTATAAAAAATAAGTTTAATGCTTGGGCTTTATCTCCTAACTCTGATGCAAGTAGAATGTTTAGTTTTTATGACTTACAATCACTGTTACAACTTAGCTGGATAATGAATGGAGATGCTTTTGCAATTCCAATGAGAAAACACAGAAAAGGAGTTAGTATAGAGCTTTGTATTCAACTTCTTGAAGCAGATAGAATTGTGAATCCGATAGGAACTATTAATAAATATATAAAATCAGGAGTTGAGTATGATGAACAAGGAGAGCTTAAAAAATACTATGTAGCTTCGTCACATCCAGGAGATAACTTTAATTACAAAGTAAAAGGGTATCCAGCTTTTAACAGTTTAGGTAGAAAAAATATCTTACATATTTTTGAACCTGAACGAATAGGACAAAGAAGAGGAGTTCCAATTTTAGGTCCGATTATTTTTTCACTTAAACAGCTAGGAAAATATAAAAGCTCTGAATTAACAGCAGCAGTTATCAATGCAATGATAGGACTTATTATTGAAAGTGAAAGTGCTGATGATGAAGGATTTGCAGGAGGATTTGGAACAACTGATGAAGATAGTACAACAGAAATTCCAAAACAAAAAGAACAACAAATAACTTTAGATCATGGAACTATGGTAATAGGTAAACCAGGAGAAAAAATAAAAGAATTTTCTACAAGTAGACCTAATAAAAATTTTAAAGAATTTGTTGAAGCAATTTATGAAGAAATAGGGGCAAATTTAGAAATCAGTAAGGAAGTTTTGATGTCTAGCTTCAAAAATTCATATAGTGCTGCAAAGGCTTCACTAGAAGAAGCGCATCAAAGATTTCAAGTTTCAAGAAAAATTTTAGAAAGGACATTTTGTCAACCAGTTTATGAAGAATTTATACTTGAACTTATAAAAAATGGTGATATAGATTGTCCAAACTTTTTTGAAGATGAATCGGTTCGTTATGCTTTCACTCGTTGTATATGGGTTGGAGCTGGAAAATCATCTCTTGATCCATTAAAAGATGCCAATGCAAATGGTAAAGAACTTGAAAACTTTACAACAAGTAGAAGTATAATAGCTGCTACATCAGGCTATGATTACGAAGAAATCTTTAGAGAAAGAGCAGAAGAAGAAAAGGAAATTGCTCTTCTTGAAAAAGATTTGAAAAATATTCGTAAAGGGGGTGAAAAATAATGCCTAGAATAAATGAAAATAAATTTTTTGAAATAAAAAATCTATCAGAAAATACAGTTGAAATAAGAATATATGGAACTATAACAAAATGGGCTGACAAAGAATATGGACAAGTTAGTTCAGCAAGTTTTGCAAAAGAATTACAAAATTATAAGAATGTCTCTCAAATAAATTTGAGAATAAACTCTCCTGGTGGAGATGTTTTTGAAGCAAGTGCTATTTATAATCTTTTGAAAGATTTTGCAAAAGTAAATAATATTCAAATAACTGGTTATATAGATGGATTAGCTGCAAGTGCTGCAAGTTTTTTAGTTTTATGTGCCTCTAAGGTAGTTATGGGAATAGGAGCATTATTTATGATACATAATCCTCTAACTTATGCCTATGGAAATACAGCAGAATTACAAAAGCAAATTCAACTTTTAGACACAGTTAAGGAATCTATTTTAGATATTTATTGCACGAAATCTAAACTAAGTAGAGAAGAAATTGCAGAAAAAATGAATGGTGAAAAATGGTTTCGTGCTAATGAAGCTTTAAAAGCTGGTTTTGTTGATGAAATAGTAGAGAAAGATAACTCATTAGAAAATATAAAAAATATTTCCAATGAATTGCATATTGAAAATTATATTCATCAAGATTTGCTAAAAGAAAAGCTAAAAGAAATTGAAAATATGGAAA